AACGCTTTCTTCTGGTATTCCTTACGATGCAAACAAGGACCAAGATACTTACGAAGAGTTAATGACCATGGAAGATAAGGAGTTTAAATTCTGGGAGAGAGTCGCTAATGAGGGTAAGGTACCAAACAATATTGACCCAGAGGTCTTCGCTGCAAACTTAGAAGATTATAAACAAAGAATGATTAAGACAAAAGAAGATGGCATCCAACATGATAAGGATTCATTGGAAGATGTATTCAAGCATTTAGAGTTGAAAGATTTGATTGACATCGAAACCAAACATGTATTGCCTAAGGATATTATGGTGATTGCTGTTATTGATGACTTAGGTAATTTGGTTTCGAGGAAGTGGGGTGTTATTCTTTGTCCATTGAATGATATTTTCAAATATGAAGAAGACGCTATTTTAAGAGACGAGTGGTATAAATCTACCAATGAAAACTCTGATGGTAGATATGAGCTATGGTTAGATTATAAATTCGGACAATCAATCATCACAGCACCGCTGGAAATTAAAGAGATAGCACCTGATGTTGTCGAAATACTTAAGAGCAACGTTATTGATGTTATTGTTGAGAAGGCTAACCCTAAGAGTGAGGAGGAAGATGAAGACGATGATGAGGTCGAAGAAGAGATAGCCACTGATGAGTTCCCACCTGAATTTCAGAAGGCTGAATTCGATGTAGATAGTAGAGTGAATACAAATATCGAAAGCATTGTGGAAATAGATTTAAAGGCTGTTGCTGAAAAATTAAAGGATAGGGAGTTATTCCCTAAGTCAAACGCAAGAGCAAAAGAAATGTTAACAAATGTTACCGAAGTTGTTACACTAAAAGATGAATGGAATTTCTAAATAAAAAAGGGCTGTTATGGCCCTTTTTTATTAATAAACCCAGAAGCCTAACGCTCTGTATTTTAAGTGTCTGTTTAAATAGTCCGATTCATTGGCAACTCTTTCTAGTTGGCTTGTTGATGACATTCTAAGAAGCCTAGTATCAAGTCTTTCAAGTATCATTCTTCTTTCTTCGTTGCCTTCGGTAATAAGCGTTTCATAATCCATTGTCCTCTCTGCTTCTGGCGGTCCTATAACACCACCGAATTTACCCCTAGTTCTACCCAAGGCTCTTTTAGCTTCAGCAATAAATAATTGTCTGATAAGAGTTTTGGTTGGTTCATTGAATTTTGAGAAATCCAATTTAGATAATGGAACTTCATTTGGAAGTTTTATGATATCTGGATTATCTAATCTGCAAGCATCTACATTATCTGGACTAGCATCATAATAGTGATACCATACTTGGCAACCAGCTAAGCTGATTGAGTTGCTAGCACCACCGATTCCTTGACCGAAAGAAAGTTTCGAACCTGGTACGGATAGCAAATGTAACAACCTAGTTCCATTAGGACCAGCCGTTACCTTATAAACCAATTCACTTCTTACAATTCTATTTTTAAGGTTCATATCACCAGCTGTCAAAAGAATATCAAATGCTGGTGCAATGTAATAACCACTACGACCACCACCAGTACCTGTACCAGCCGTTCCTTGGCCACCGCCCATCTGGGCGAATCCACCACCAAACCCATAGTCGATACCCCCGTAATTGGCAAGCAAAGCTTGGCTGACGGCAGTTGGTGTAATCCATAATACTTCGTTGATTTCTCTACCAGCTGGAATTTCATAAACTTGTCTTCCAGCCTCTACGGTAACGAAATCTTTTTTAAGTTCCCATGGGCCGTTGGTTGCGAGACCAACTTGTTTTGAATATGCGTATGTGTATTGACTTACCATATCAAGAGACCTAACGCTCATAGCGAATGCCATGTCGGTTGTGTCAATGTTCTGGCCGAGTAAAGATTGCCATTGGTGTTCTATTAACCATTCTTGAACAAACATACTATAATCCTCAATAGCTAACTCTAATAAAGTACATAATATTTCATCTGTTAGCTCAATAGCTCTAATTGGGGCTCCTAGGGAATGCCTAAATTGTCTAAATATTCGTTCTTTATCTTCGCTTAATACACTCATAGCATTTCTTTTTTATAAATATCTTAAACTTCTGAATTAACCTAAAATCTTCTTAATAAAAAGGTTCACTATTCACTTAATAGTTTTTTTGTTACATCATAACATTCTTTAATACTTTTAAACGAAACATTGGGAATAAGGAGTTGTTTTCCCACTTTTAACATAGGTACATCATCGCATTTGGTTATCTCGAATAGCTTCTTGAATTCAGCTTCATTTTCTGGTAGGCTTACGTTTACATCAACGAAGGGAATTCCTTCCTTGATTAATAAATTCTTAAGCTCTGTGCAATATGGGCAATTTTCTACACTATAAATTCTTGTTTTTTCCATGTTTTATTATAAATATAGTTATTTAATGTTGTTTGTCAGTAATACTCTAGTCATCTATTTCATTCATTAATTCTTCAGTTCTTAGTGTAATCATTTCTTCATCTGATAGTTTGTTGTCACCCATGATTGTAGCGATGACATCTTTTTTAGCCCTTACAGTTTCCCACATACGAGTTGATACCGTATCTTCGAATAATTGATACACGATATTAACGTCGTTCTCTTGGCCTATTCTATAAGCCCTATCTTCAGCTTGTTCGTTGTTACCTGAAACCCAATCGAATGAGTTAAAGATTACATAGGTTCCTTCAGTTAGTGTAATACCAACCCCAGCGGACCTAACGTTACCTATAAATATCTTAATCGCTGGATTATTTTGGAATGCATCGACAGAAGCTTGTTTATCCCTAGCCGTCATAGGTCCATTATGGGTTACACAGATTTTTCCGAAATGGTCGGCCAATTCGTTCAATTCATCGGTGAAACTAGTGAAAATGATACATTTGCGACCACTTTCCAACGCATTTTCAACCATTTCGATTGTTTCTGGGATGGCTTCCAAGGCGATAAATTTGCGTAAAAGTATCAATTCTACCAAATCACGCTGAATTGGGCCTTTTTTCTTCTCTTCTTTTCTCTTCTCGATGTAGTTATCCCACAATTGGTCATATCTAGCCCAAGCCTTCTTGTCCAATTGATGATAAAACGGTGTAATAACCTTCTCTGGCATGTCCAAAACGTCCGTTTTCAATCTTCTAAGCATCAAATTCTTAGTTTTTGAGGCTAATTCGTCTAAATTCGACGCACCATCGGTGAGCCAGATTTGCCTTTTAGCACCATTTTTAAGCGTTCTGAAGAACTTTCTCCCTTCGCAGTACCTAGTAGTAAAATACACCCAATTCTTCGCTATTGGGGCCTTAATTATCTTCAGGAGATTGAAAAAATCCATTGGTCGATTAGCAATTGGTGTACCAGTAAGCAACCAGACTTTTTCGATGCCGAAATTGACGCTTAGGTCGGCCATTATCTCGCCACGGATACTTTTATTGTTCTTTAGATTGTGTGCTTCATCAATAATAAGCAAATCATACTTAGCGTTAGCTAATTGTCTATTTAAAACAACCGCAACATCTGATGGTTTCTTCTTTTTACCATCACCTAACGTATGGAAATTTTTAAGGATGTCATAATTAATGATTGTGAACTTAGCTTTATCCCATATTTTTCCGTCGATGATTGTTACATCATCACAGAACATTTTTAGTTCTCTTTTCCAATTGATTTTGACTGAAGATGGGCAAACTACTAGGATATTCTTAGCTCCGCACTCCAACGCTGCTACAACAGCTTGTGTTGTATTATGTGTCACAGTATATTTGTCCATAACATATAAGTGGTCGTCAGCTTCTACCATAATACACTGAGCCATTGTCTTCCTAGAAAATTCAATAGATTTGATACCCCTAGACGGTGAGTATTTCTTAACTATTTTTAAATTATTAGTTTTTCTTCTTAATTTAAATGGAACTATGCCTTGTGGTAAATTAATTGTTAGTATATAGCAAACCTTACAATTTTTAACTATACCATTCGGTAATTTATATCGACCAATTTTACTTGTTTGTCTAGCAACGCCACCAAAAGATTGAACTAATTCAATAACATTGTCCGATAATTTTTTAGAAACGGAATAATACTGTATTGTTCCATCTGATTTGGAACAATACCCATCAGTATCTAGTAATC